TGCACGAGTTGGTTCTAATATTTCGTAGCATACGTTTTCTAAATTTTTTATATCACCTGCTCCTGGTGAGTTGTCAATGTTTTTCCGCGTTGCGGTCATTGATTTTGTCATCTCTTCGAGTTTAAAATGTTTTGATAGTTGCATGATTTTTATTTTGTGAGTAAAGTAAATATAACATATCCCATGCCTGTTATCAAGGCACCAACAGACACCAATAAAATACTCTCTATTCTATGTATTTGTTTTTCAATAGAATGTATTTTATCATGTGTTTGTTTCTGCATAATCCTGCATAACTTTTCATGAGAATTTATTCTCTGTAGTGCATCATCTTTTGCCATTATGTCCTCGCTGCAATTACTTTATCTGATGGCGATAGTAGCGCCTGTTCACTGCGTGTCAACCCATTTATTTTTTGAGGTGACTGTGCCATTAAGTTTTTGGCAGGCATATTAGTTGGTGGTAATGGTGGTGTTTGTATTCTTTGTGAAAGTTTTTGGCCACCGCCTCCACCTTCTTCACCTGAAGGTAATTGCTCACTAAAATAATCAGTAATTTTATCAATAATACTTCTATCAACTTTTTCTTCTGGAGCTAAAGATTTTCTTCTGTACTCTCTTTCAATTAATTTAAAATCTCCTTTTGGATAAAAATAGTTTCTAAAATCTTTTGTTTTTTCCATTTTTAATTCATCTCCTATTTTTTCAGCATCTTTTAATCTTTTTTTCATACGTCCATCATATCCACTGTATGGAATATTTATCCCTCTTAATAATCTACCTGCATTTTTTTGAGATACACCTCTTTTTTTTAAAAGTCTTTTTAATTGTTGAAAATTCATTCCAACTTCTAATGCATCTTTAAGCACTCTATAAAATCCTTTATTAACTTTATAGTTTTCATCTTGTATATTTCTAAATTCTTGTTTTAAAACTTCTGGACCTCTACTTCTCCAATTTTCTAAATTAAACATAGTTTCTGTTTCTGTTACTGCTCTCTTACCTCTATTGTATTCTGATATTTTATACTGCATAGTTTGTGGAACATCGACATTAATAATTCTAATTCCAGACAACAATGCAAGAGCTTCATCTTGTAATGATACCGGTCTTCCACTTTTAGTTACATCATTTATGGCTCCTTTATATATTTTCTCGGCTGTTCTTAATCCGCCAGGTTGAATTCCTTCCCACATATGAGCCCAAGATTTTGCAATTTTAGTTCCAATTTCATCATTATCACTATAAACTTTAGCACCTGTTTTAGTTTGGCCACCTCTTCCTCCTGTAAAAAATCCTGCAGGAGCTACATCATTCCATTTTTCTAAAGCAATTGCTTCAGAAATAAATGGTTGAATTGTTTTACCAACTGGTCCTTCACCAAAAGGATTAATCATTTGAAAAAATACTTCGGTTCTTTTTTCGTCATTCATTTTACCTTCTTCTAAAGTTTTCATAAATGCTTCTATTGGTTGAATGACTACATCGTAAGGACTAAAGTATGAAAAATTAATTGCTTTACCTATTCCATCTTTCCATTTATTCATTGGAATAATTGTGGCTCTTGAATTCCATGGAGCAGAAAGACTTCTTTTATAAGCGTCTATTTGTTCTTGACTTACACCAGTTAAATTTTGAGCTATTGTTGAAGCTCCCCAACTAGCTCCTCCTAATGTAACATAAGCTCCCATCATTCTTCTGTATCCTATTTGTCTTAATAAAGGATTACTAGACGCAGCTTCTTTAGATGCAACATTTAATATATTAGTAGTTGTTCTTATCATTTCTGCTGGAAATGATACGAAATTACCAAAAGGTAGTTTTCTAATATTTTGTACAAACTGTGGAACTTTACTATAAGTTGGGTACATATTTCTAATCTGCCACGCAGCTGCTTCATCAATAGCTTCGTCAAAAGTTTTTTTAGCACCTGTAAAAGTGCTTGTTCTTTGAAATTCTCTTCCTGTTATTTCCTTAGTCCATTTTGCAATATCATCTACCGTACTATACATACCCCTCATTTGAGATTTTACGTATTCATGCCCATACCATTTCCAAACATTATCACCCCCTGCATATACTTGAGTTGCTTTTCTAATAAATCTATTATTGGCCATTTTATTAAGTAAACTATCCATGCTTTTAACTTTAGCTCCAGATTTTATATCTTGTAACACGGCTTTTAATTCAGCGGTGTATATATTTTCATCCAACACTCCAAGTTTAATTTTGTTTTCTATATTTTTTATAAAAGCAGCTTCATCAATTACTTTTCCTGCACCAAATATATCATCAAGTGTCATTTTAAATGCTTCAGTAACAGATGATTTTCCACCTATATGACCATTAGCTAATGGAAACATACTCGCAGATGTAACGTTTCTAACTTGTGTTGCTGGGGATAGAACTGTTTTACCAAACTGAGTTGCTACTTTAAATTGTAGTATACGTCTGTATATATCATTTTGTATCCAACTATCTAATGTTCCTGGCGATCCTTTGATGGCTTCAAGAACTTGTCTTGATCCATGAAGTTTAGACATTGGACTTTTTAATAAACCTAATCCTTTTATGTCTCCAATTGGTCTATCACTAACATCTAAAATTTCTTTTCCAATTCCTTCAGCTCTGCTTTTAAATAACCATCCTTCTTTTTTTCCAACATCAGCCAACTTATCAAACATTTTTTTGTTAGCTGATTGAGTAATGGCATGAGATGCTGTTTGTAATACAGAAGATTTTAAATTATTTTCTTCACCCAATAATTTTTTAATAGCTGTTGGTAATTCTTCTCCTGTTTTTAATAAATTATCTGATAATAAATCTTCTTTTGACATTCTCTGTAACATTTTTAATGGGTCCTGTGCATTTTGTTTTCCATCTTGTAGTATTTTACTAACAACAGATTCTGCATAAGTTCTATTAGCTTGAGCTTGAGTTTGAGTTTTATAAGAAGACTTAGCTGCTTTTTTTAACTCGTCATTTCTTTTAACTACGTTATCTGTAACCCAATCAACCGCTTTATTATAAACTTCTTTTGGTGGATTATAAGCAGGGTTAGTAAAAATAGAAAAAGATTTACGCATATAAGTCTTAACATTATTTAATATGTAATCTTTTAATTCTCCTGATGGTAAAAGTTCACCAAAAGTTTTTTTACTTTTAATTAATTCTTTATTAAGTTCGTGAGCCGGGGTTCTTAATTCTTCAGGCATTGCACTTAACTTTTTCTGTCCTTTTAAATAAGATAACACTTGGTCTAAATAGTAATCCATACTTGCAGGAGAAGTATTATTAGTATTATATAAATTCTTTGCTCCTCTAGCTAAGTTATAAGCTTTCATCTCAACAGACTCTAACCATTTATTAATAGTCTTTGATCTTCCTTTTATTTCTCTTTTAGCTTCAGACGTTAATTGATATGCTAAACCTGTTTGTTTACCTACTGATCTAAAAGCGGCTAAAAAATTATCAAGTTTTTTTAATCTTGCTTTTAATGGATCTTTACTTTTAGTACTAAACAATCTCCAATCTTCAAAGTCAGGCAACTGTTTAAATTTAAAATTTCTACTTAAAATAGGATTCATTAATTTTTCTGCTGTAAAAGCACCTGCCGTTCTTAATTTTCGTTGCGCTGTTGGTAAACCAGGAGTTCTAGCTAAAATGTAAGACAAAGGAGTAACCACTGCTTTATCAGCAGCTTTTAATCCCATACCTGCAACGTAAGCACCTGGTTTAAATAATCCATACTTTAAGCCAACTGCTAAAGGTTTACCCATTAAGGAAAAACCCGCACCAATACTAAAACCTTCAGCTCCAAATCTTAATCTATTTTTAAATCTAGTAACTGCTAAGTCTGTTCCTGATTTTCCTTCTTCACTTTCTTTTTCTATTGCCAAAGTAGGAGTTCCAGGATCACTAGCTAAAAAATCTACCGCTGCAAAAGTACCTGCCATGTATCCTGCGCGTTTGGCTATAGAGGTTACTCTTTGAGTCTTAGTTAATTTACCAATAGCTTCTCTGCTTTTTGCGATACCTCGTGCTCTTGCACTAACTTTTAAAAGAGCTGTTGAAGGAATACCATATTGAACTCCTATCTTTCCTATTTCCCCTAACAAAGTTTCAGGATCTTTAATTTTATTTTCGTTGTAAACTTCTGTTAGCTTTTCTGTAAATTTAGTATTGTCTTTAGGAAGCCTACCTACTGTTAAATCTATTCCTTCAGTAAGTAAACTTCCTATACTGTATCCTAGATCTTGAACACCACCATATAAAACTTTTTCTATTTCTTCAAAACCTTCTATGTAATCTTTTTCTTTAGCTGGCGCACCTTCAGTTAATTCTTTAATTCTTTTTAATTTTAATGGATCAAAAGGACTAGTTTCTAATAAAGGAATAGCTTTTTTTAAACCTTCCCAAGTAAACTTAACTTCTTTTCCTTGAGATTTGTTTAATTTATTCTTAATTGTATCTTTAACAAACACTTCGTCAAGAAGTAAACTTTCTTCTGACTTTTTTTTGAAAGGTTCCATATTAACCTTCCTGTGGTAATACTAAATCTACATTATATAGTTGATTAAAATTATCTACATCTTGTTGAGTTGTAATATTAGCAAACTCAACTAAAGCTTGTTTACTATTAGCTAACAAAGCAACAATATC